GCCGAAGAGCGATCCGACGTTAAGACCACCCGCGCTCGCGGAGCCCGGGAACAACCCGCCGAGGCCGCCCGCCAGCGGCGCAACGATCGCCTGAATGACCGGGCGCAAGATCAGCGTCTTGAACATGTTGACGAGCGTGTCGCGGAAGTTCTTGGCGAAGTCCGCCCCCGACTCGAACCCGCGCAGCAACGCATCGGTCAGCGAGTTCTGGATGCTGTCCGCCGTGCGCTGCCAATCTTCCGACGCCTTTCGCGCCGCATTAGCCGCCGCGTCCGACGCCTCGAGCTCGTTCAGCTTGCCGATCAGATTGTTGATGGCCTCGCGGCGCCGGTTGATTTGCCGCGTGAGTTCTTCCTGCGCGACACCCAGCACGCCTTCCGTCTCGATCGCGTCGAGTTCGGCTAATTCCAGGGCGAGCACTTGCTGTCTGGTCAGCCCCATCTCGCGTGCTTGTCGTTCCAGTGCCCGCGACGTATCGGCCATTGAAGCCGCCCAGCGGTCGCTCGCATCCGCTAGTTCCTTGAACCGCACGGACGGCGCCTCGATTTGCTTCATGTAGGCGCCAAGCTTGAGGACTTCTTCCTTCAGTTTCGCGGCGCTTTTCGCCGTCGTGGAAAACGCAACGCCCGCCTTTTCGGTGGCTGTCGTGACGCTATTAATCGCCGGGGTAACGTCGCTGCCCCAGATGTCGGCAATTGCACCGACGGACGCCTTGATGGAGGCCACCATGTCGGTGCCGCCCATCTTGAGGATCTCCCAAGCGCGAGCAAATTCTCCCTGCGCGACGGAGACGATGGCGCCAACGACCGACCCGATTGCAATGCCGACCTGCTTGAAGACCTCGACGACCGCGATGCCTGCGGTCACCAATCCCTTGAACGCACCAGAGATGACCGTGCCGATTGCGCTAAATGCCGCCCCCTTGGTCGCGCCCTCCGAGAGGTAGGTGATCATCTGGTTGAGCGCCGGCAGCAGCGGTAGCAACGCCTCGCGCACCAGACGGTGGAAGTTCTCGCCCAGGAGTCCGATCTGGATCTTCAGCGTCTCGGCCTCGGCCGCCTGTGCGGCGGTCGTCTCGGTGATCTCGCCGGAGAGCCTGACGTAATCGTTCATGAACGGGATGTTCTCGGCACCGGCCTTGCCGAGCAGCTCCTGCATCGCCGCCGCCTTGCCTGCGCCGTCTGCGAAGTTTTGCTGCGCCACGGCGATTTCGGCCATCAAGTCGCCCGAGTTCTTGAGCGACCCGTCGGCATTCTTGATGGACACGCCGAAAGCGGCGAACGCACGCGCCGCGTTGCTGGACCCGTCCTGCGCCTCGACGATGGACTTCGACAGCTTGCCCATCGCCTGCTCGACTGCGCCCATGTCCTGGCCCGTGACGCGCGCCACGCCGGCAAACTTCGACAGCGACTCGACGCTGGCGCCGGTCTTCTCGGCCAGGTCGTCTAGTGCCGCTGCGGAGTCGATCACCTGCCGCGCCATCGCGGCGAATCCGGCGACCGACAGCCCGACGCCGATCGCGCCGAGCGCCTTCATCGCGCCCGCAGCGGCCGACTCGATCTTCCCCATTGCCCCCTCAGCCATCGAGGTGGCGCGCTTGAGGTCAGTGTCGAACCGCGCGAGGTCAGCCTGCAGGCTGACGATCAACGAGCCAATCTTGTCAGCCATTGTCGGGCGCCTTGTCCGCTAGTCTGCGCATTGCCGCCTTGATGGCAAGGGAATCCTGGGTAGGGTCGCGAGGAACGACATGCCACGGGAAGAGGTCGAGCGGTTTGATCGGCTCCGTACCGCGTTTGCGGTGGATGTTCGCCAGCATCGCGGCGACCAGCCCGGCCCGATAGTCGTCGGCGTTCCCGCCGATCGGTTCAATCGAGTCGAATGCCTGCCACTCCGCGAATTCCTCGGCGTCGATCTCGTCGAGGACTTGACGAACGGACCACCCGAGCGCGCGTGCTAAACGGAACGCGAATCGACGCTCGTGGCTCCGTCGGAGTTTTTTGCCTTGTCGTCCCCGGCGAGCCCGGCCGCCCGCATGGCAGCGTCCGAGATCTGCTGGAACAGGACGGGATCGGCATCCCGCAGGGCATCCGCCTTCGCATCGTCCATGATCAGCGTGCCCGCATCGTCGCAGGCGGTGGCGCGGATCACGGCGAGTTGGAAGTCGAGGTTGTCCGCTGCGGTAGCCGTCTGCGACTTGGCCCGAAACTCGTCGACCAGCGCGACGCGCTGCCGGACCGACATCGCCCGGAAGTACAGATCCCCGGCTTCGCCGAACTCGACGCGCGTGCGCTTCCCCGCGGCTGCGATCTTCGAGAAGTCGAGCATCAGAAGCCCTCGCGCATCACGCTGCCGGAGATCTTGAGCTGGCTCGCGCCCTTGACGGAGTCGTCGACGCCGCCGTTGCGGTCGAACGACAGCGACTCGCAGGAGAACGTCTCGGTGCTGTTGTCGGAGTAGGTGACCTTCAGCGTAACGCTCGTGCCGGGCGTGTTGTAGGACGACCACAGCGCTTGCTGGCCTTCGTCGGACGCCTTGTAGTCGAATTCCAGGCTGGCCGTGCCCGAGTCGCCGAGGCCGCCGATGTACTCCTTGGCGGTGCTGGCAAGGTTGGTCACGTCGACCTGCGACTTCGACGCGCCGCCGAGCGAGAACGTGCGGACGTTGCCGACCGTGAACGTATTCGGCGTGGCGGTGCCGCCCGAGGTGTAGGTGGTGTAGTTGGTCGAGTCGATACCCTTGAGCGAAACCGAATTCGCGGATAGCGACGTGACGACGCCGACCTTGTTGTTGAGCTCGGTCATGCCGGTGACGCCGGTCACCTTGAGGATGGTGCCGTTGGCGTAGCCGTGGGAGGTGATGGTGAGGACGACCGGGTTCGCCTTGGTGGCGGCGGTGATGCTCTTGCTGGTGCCCGTCGAGCCGACGACGAAGGTCGTGCCTTGGGCGGTGTATGCGGTAGAGGCCATGTCTTGCTCCTTCAAAAAAGCCGCCCAATCGGCGGCCTGGTGGAACTACTTCCTTCGTCTCGAACGGGTCAGTTGTGCCAAACCGACCAGTCCATCGAAACCCTGTGCAGCTTTGCCTCTTCCTCGTACAGATCCTGCGATGCGATTTCCTTGGCCTTGTGACCAAAACTGCTCGCCATCGCGGTCCTGATCGAGGCTTTCAAAGTTTGCGCCTCGGAGTAGAGGCGTGTGAAGACATCAATCTGCAGTCGCGTGTTGTAGAGCCCGGGCGTGTCCGACAGGACATTGCTCGGCACCTGCGAGATCACCTGGTAGACGCCGTAGGGCAGCGTCACCGGCGACGGCGCGACCAGCGGGTAGAGCCGCCCGGAGAATGCCGACTGCAGCGCGGTATAGAGGCTTTCCTGGACGCTCATTTCCGGCTCTTCGCGACTTCCTGCGGGATGCGCTGCTCAAGGTAGGCGGCGAGCGCCTTGAGCGCGTCTTCCTTGCGGGCATCCCATGCCGGCCGCATAAACGGCCGCGCCGCGATCCACCGCACGGCGCCGGACTGCACCTCGCCGGCGAGGAGCTCATTGTTCCGCTGACCGCGGTCGCTGCGCCGGTAGCCGATCTTTGCGAAACCTCTACCCGTGCTGCGCCGCGAAAAGTGGCCGTACTCGACAAACTTGGCGTAGTAAGCATCCATGCTGCGATCCTTGCCGCCTTTGGTCGTCAGGTTCCGATATGCCTTGCCGGCGCGCACGCCGACGTAGAACACCTGGCGCAGCGCGTTTGACTGTTCGCGGATCTGCTTCATGTACAACGCCCGCCGAAGCTGGCCGGTGACGACTGGCGCCCGCACCTTTGCCTCGTCGCGCACGACGACCGCCCCGGCCCGCACGGCGCCGCGTAGCACGTTGCGCCCGATGTTCCGCGGCAGGTCCGCGAGCGCCGCGTTGAGCTCGCGCAGCCCTTTGACCTGGACGCTACTCGCCATGGACGATCTCGGCCGAGTGGTTCCAGGCGAAGACGTGCAGGCCAATGTGGCCGAGGTCCATCTTGCTGGCGTCGTGGTCGATGTACGGCACGAACCCGGCTTCACGCGCGCGGACGTACAGCGGCGCGTCCTCGGTCGTGTAGTCGTTGCCCTGGTCCATCCAGCCCGGCAGGAACCACGGCTTCGGCAGCGCCTTGAAGATCTCGGTCGAGATCAGTGCCACGCCGAACCCGGCAAACAGGCACTCCTCGAGCCCGGTCGACTCGGCGGTCGTCGGCAGTCGCTTGCCGTCAAGCGCGATGGCGGTGAACTCGATCGGGTAGGTCCGTTTCGGGTAATTGCAGGCGACGAACGGCTGATCGCGCGACATCAGCGACAGCACGGCCTTCGGCGGCCAGTACATGTCATCGTCGACGAACAGGACGTGCGAGGCGTTCCACGCCAGCGCGCGGTCGACCAGCGCTTCGCGGTTGGAGTGGATCACCGACGACTCCTGCATCAACACGGTGAGATCTTCGGTCGCCGA